TGACGATTTTTTAACCTTAAAAGTTAATTTTAAATATTCATATTTTGAGCGTGAAGACTAATGATTGACGGTAGAATTACAATTGCGGATATAGCTGCTCAATATAGAAAGGGTGGTATTTACAACAATAAATATCAGGTTCTTATTGATCCCCCAAAAAACATTTACACTTCAGAATTTACTAAAAAACTTTGGGTGCTTTCAAAGAGTGCAACTATCCCTAAGAAAAGCACAAAACCAAAGACTATAAATATTCACGGTGTTCCAGTAACATTTAAAGGGCAATTTGATTATGGTGAAAGTACCTCTATTGAAGTGTACGAGGACTCTGAATTAAATGTGCTCAAAACCTTAGAAAAATGGATAGAGATGTCAGATGGCCCAACTCATTCTTGGGATAAAGAATACTATAACGGTTCCATTTCAGTTTTTCAATTAGATGGTGAAGGAAACCGTTTGTACGGTGTTAAATATCTTGATGTTTTCTTAACTGAAATTGGGGAGATTAAATATACTGGAGACTCTGGAAATCTTTTAACATATACATTAAATTTCAGTTATTCAACGTGGGAAGTCATTGACATATAAATAAATAATATGTTATAATAATAAAATTAGAGAGTTTAAAAATGTCCAATGAAATTGCTAAATTAAAGAATTATCTTGGAATTGGTGCTAGAGCTAACAAATACAGAATCTACATCAATTTCCCAAGTGGTGTTCCAAGCACATACGCAAATGGTGACGCCTTTGCTGTACTATGCAATAAGTGTGACGGTTTCCCTTCAAAAACCGTAGATTCGGCCGAAGTTAAGTCACAAGGAAGAAGTTTTTTTGTACCAAAACAGCCATCTAATGGCGGTGATTTTGGTGCTACATTCTACAATGATGAAGGCCATAGAATGAGAAATGATTTTATGGCTTGGGCAAAAGCAATAGATCACATTCCAGCAAATAGTAGTTCTGGAAACCTTGACGCTATTATGGCAGACATTAGAGTTGAGCAGTTAGATAGTGCAAATAATCCAACAAATGCTGTAACTTATCATCATTGTTTTGTTACCGAGGTTTCTGCAATTAGTTTTGACGGAAGTTCCGCAAGTGAAGTGGAAACCTTTGATGTGAAGTGGAAATATTCATACTACACTTATGGTATGGGCAATGACTCTGAAAATGATAGAGTTACTGAAAATAATGTACCTACTGAAAACGCAGTAGCATACGATAACTAAGGAATAAAAAATGGGATTTCTTGATAACGCAAAATCCTTATTTTCACGTTTAAACCCTTTTAATAGAATTAACGGAAAGAAGGTTGTTCAAGAACTTATCAAGCATCCCATTAAATTGCGTTCTGAAATAAATAATCATAGAGTTAAAGACGGAACGATATGTTATTTTGAGTACGACCCAAAAAAATAAAAATGATATTTGCGATTATAAACCATTAATTATTATTTTAGGTCTTTCAAAAAATTATATGCTTGGTTGCAATTTCCATTGGATCAATATGAATGAACGTTTAGAATTAATTAAATTTATAATTAAACTAAATACTGAAAATGGAAAAATCAATAAACCGTTACAATTTACGTATAAAGAATTGAAACAATTTTTAATGCAACCTCAATATAAGCAATGTTTGAGACTGTATATTATTAAGAGAATGTCTTTAAAGGGTGTTATTGTAGATCCAAAATATCTTTTGGATATAGCACGTTTAAAATTAGAGCATTTTTTGTAATCAAATTTTTTTATAAATAAAGTATAAATAAAATATATTTTTCATTAAGAGGAAAATATGAACCAGTTAAACAAAATTCTTTTGAGTGAAAATTATGCCGAATTTAAGAAATATTTTGGCAATCAACTTGAAAGAAAATTACAAGAATCTACCATACTTAAAGGAGAAAAACAAATGGCAAAGCGTTATGCTAAGGTTAAGTCTTTATCAAAGACTATGAGAAATTGGTTAAACGAGGAAGAGGAAATCGAGGGTTCAACCGATGACGTTAAGGAGTCTTTACGTGCTGTAAAGCGTAAGCTCCGTGAGGCTGAGGACGAATTAGAGGTTGCCGAGGAAGAGGGTCAAGACGTTGCTGACGTTAAGGAAGCAATCGAAGATTGTAAGGACGAAGTAAAAGAGGCTGAGGAAGACATCGAAGAGGCAGATGATACTGAAGAGGTTGTTGAGGCTTTAAAGCGTGTTTACAAGAAGATCTGCGAGGCTGAGGAAGAATTAGGCGAAACTGATGTTGACGAAAATGACGAGGAAGTTGTTGAGTCATTAAAGAAGGTTTCACGTAAGTTTGCTAAGGCAAAGCGTATCGTTGAGGATGCTGAAGTTTCTGATGACGTTTCCGAAGACGATGACGATGACGAAGCAGTTGTTGAGTGCTTACGCAAGGCCCGTCGTTTAATCAAAGAAGCAGAAGAAATCGCTGATAAAGATGACGAGGAAGTTGTTGAGGCATTAAAGAAGGCACGCCGTGCTTTAAAAGAGGCTGAAGACATTGCTGATGAGTGCGATGACGTTGAGGAAGATGACGAAGAAGTCAAAGAGTCATTAAATCGCCGTGCTCGCCGTTTCTGCTAATTGAAAAAATAGTGGGTACGATGTACCCACTTTAGTTTTTGAGGTACTAAATGTCAAATCTTTTATTTGAAATTGATGGTCAAGAGTTAAATATCGAAACTAAAGAGGAATTAAACGAGTCCTCAGGCCAAAAAGAAAAAACTTACAAGATTAAAGGCATTTTCTCAACCATTGGCGAGAGAAATCGTAATGGTAGAGTTTATCCTAGAAACCTTTGGGAAGCAGAAGTTAAAGCATATCAAAACGAAATTAATGGTGGAACAATCAATACTCTTATGGAGTATGAACACCCACCACGTACTGAAGTTGATCCGATGAAGGCAGTTGCTAAAATTACTAAATTAGGTATCAAAGGCAACTATGTTATGGGCGAAGCAGTTTTATTAAACAATGCACAATCAAATCAGTTAAAATCTTTAATTGACAACGGTGTTAAAATTTCTGTTTCATCACGCGGTGTTGGAACCGTAAATGACGGTGTTGTTGAGAATTTTAAATTAATTACCTATGATATTGTTCCTAATCCAAGCGACTTTAACGCAACTATGAATGGTATGTGTGAAAGTTATCAGCTCAATGAAGGAATGCTTGTAGGCAAAGAATTTATAGAAGATAAATTCGGAAATATTGTCGAGGCAAATGTTTCTAAGGACGAAATGAAAAATGCTATTAAATCTGTTTTTAAAGAATATATAAATACTTTAAAAGGAGATATTTAATGAATTTAGAAAATTTAAAGGAGTCCGTTCAAGACGCTCTTGATGACGCTGAAGTAAAACAGGCAATCAAGGAAGAAATTGATAAGGCTGCTGAAGAAAAAGCACAAATTCTTTTAGACAAAAAGATAGAGGAAGAGATTGAAAAGACTTCCGAAGAAATTGAAAAAGCTGCCGAAGAAAAAGCACAAATTCTTTTTGACGAAAAGAAACAGGAATTAGAGGAAGAGTACAAACAGAAACTTGACGATTTGGAAGAGCATTGCAACAAATTTAAGAAGCACCTAATTAGTGAAGCAGATAAACTTGTTAACGAAAAAGTTTCTAAGATGAAAAACGTACTTGAAAGATTTTCAACCCGTGTTGTGAATGAGTTTTTTATGGCTCACGCTGAAGACTTTAAGATGTACGAGAATGTCCAGCAGACAGAGGCAATTCTTGAGTCATTACGTGCTGTAATTGCTATTGCAGGAGTTGATGTTCAAGATATTATTAAGGGTTCAAAAATCCGTGATAATAAACAAGCAACAATAAACAATGCAAGAATTATTGGCTTAAAAGAACAGGTTGAGAAATTACAAGCATTAAACAAGGGTTTACAGGAAGAAAATTCACAATTACAAGATGAAAATGCTGACCTTAAGTTATCAATTGATGACATTAAGGAAGAGCACGAAGATAAGTCCGAGATAATTAAAGACCTTGAAGAGGAAATCTGTAACTTAAAGAGTTCAAATGATGATTTAAAGGATGCTGTTGAAAACGAAAAGAAAATCCAGGAAAGCATTAAAAAAGAAAAACGTATCCTCGAAAAGGAAAATAAAGACGTTGTAAGATTAGGTGTAATTCAGGAATTAAAGAGTGGTTTAACTCTTACCGAGTCCAAAAAGTTTGAAAAGTTAGCAAAAGACGTTCCTTTTACTGCTGATAAGAACTATATTAAAAAGTTAAAGAATTTAAAGGAGTCCGTTCAAGATTTGCCAGCTTTAAATGAGGTAACTTCCTCCCGTGAAATCAAACTTGAAGACAAAAAGACCCCTGATTATCACAAGTTTTTATAGTTAAAATATAAATAAATTAAATTATTAATTAATAAAGGAGTTCCATTAATGGAGATTTTAAACGAGGCTATGAAGATCGCTAACGATAGAAATTTCGCTAACGCTCTGATTGGTTCAAAAAAGTATTCTGCTTTAAGTCCTAAGTTAGCAGCAGATATGAGTGTGCTTTTAGAGAACACCCAGAGGGACATCAAAAATTCTCTTAACGAGAACACAATGACTGCTGACATTGCTCAGTTTACTCCAATCTTAATGCCAATGGTTAGACGTATTTACCCTAACTTAATTGCAAATGTATTACTTGGTGTTCAACCAATGTCAATGCCTACTGGCTACATCTATGCTTTAATCAATCAGTATTTAGGTGACGGTGTAAATAAGGTTGGTAATCGTGAACAGCCAGCTGGTGTTATCTACAAGTTAGATAAGGATGCTGTAACTGCAGGTATTAACATTGGCGATACTGCTGGTGACGGTGTTGTATTATACATTGAAGATAACAAGGTATTATGCTCATTCACTTCTACAAAGTTAGCAGAAGGCGCTGCATTAGGTTCTGCAACTGTTAAGGCATTATACACAAATGAGGCTGCTTTCGGAAGAATTTTAAAGAGCTATACTGGTTCTTATAGAACATCAAATGCAGAAATTCTTTCAACTGATATGAAAGAAATCGGTTTCAGTATTGTTCGCAAGAATATTGAAGCTCAGTCACGTGCTCTGAAGGGCAGATATACTGTTGAAATGTATCAGGACTTAAAGTCACAGCACCAGTTAAATGCTGACGAGGAACTGATGTCATTAATGCAGTACGAAATCCAGGCAGAACTTGACCGTGAAGTTGTTGACTTCGTAAACAAGAACGCAACTCAATTACCTGATACTAAGTTTGGTATTCCAGCAACTGCAGCTGACATCATTATTCCAGATGGTCGTTGGGAAATCGAACGTTATCGTGCTAACGCAGTTCGCATTGCTAAAGAGGCTGCTTTAATCGGTATCGAAACAAAACGTGGTCAGGGTAACACTCTGTTAGTTTCTCCATTAGTTGCAACTATGTTAGAACAAGTTGGTTCATTCCAGCCAGCAACCGTTGCTAGTGGTATTGTTTCACCTGTTTCTGGTGGTGTTGCAGGTACATTTGATAATCGTTATAAGGTTATTGTTGACCAGTATGCTGAGACTGATTACTGTACTGTTCTTTATAAGGGTGATAACGCTCGTGACGCTATGGGATTCTTTGCTCCATACGTTCCATTACAGTTCACCCGCGTAACCAACGCAGAGTCTGGTCAGCCAGCAATTATTGCTAAGACCCGTTATGCTCTTACAACTATTCCTGGTATTGAAGCTGCAACTTCAAACGATAGAGCTAAGGCATACGCAAGAAGTTTCGGTGTAGATTTCACCAACACTATCTTATCACACTAATTTTTAAATTAGTAACAACAAAGGGACTTTAAAAGTCCCTTTTTTATTTCACTTTCAAAG